TAATAATCCCGGGGTTTTCCTCGTCTTTTGGGCCCCTGCGTGAGCAGGGTGGGCTGTCCTGTGAGGGACAAAGCACTAGGATACCCATGTAGGGAGGGATCCTTGTGTGGCCGCACGCTGAGGCAAGCGCACCGGATGGATAACACGCTAACCGCCGCCACGTAGTGGCGGCTGCCTCAACCCACGAGCGATATCGTGGTCCGGATGTGGCAACCTCGGCGGCCACGACAGTAATAGTAAGCAGCATGGCTGGATAACGGATGCTGCTTCTTCCCCGGCCGGAGGGGTTCTTCCTGGAGGTGACGAAACGTACTTTCGATCCCGGGCAAGGGTGTCCCCGGGTGGGAGCGGTATAATTACAGGTCCCCGCTCCGACGTGGCTAACACCCACTATCGACCGATTTTTCCGCTGGGCTGGTCGTCCCGACTGATCATCGGGGTTTTGTGGATGGGGAACGACAATGGGCAAAAACAAAATATATAGTTTAGGTAAAATGACCCGTTGCCCCATCCTCACGGCCAGCTTGGGAAGGCGAACATGCCGGCCCGTACTGGATGCTACCCTAGTTAAGAAGGTGGACAGGGGCTGCAAAGGTGCGGGAGCCTACTTCTCCATGCCATGTCTCCGGACTGGCAATTGGGGAAGTGGGCATCCTTACGCTGCGGAATACACGCTGTACAACACACGCAACGATGCCAACGAGTGGCGTCACCAAGACGAAAGGGAAGAAAGGCAAGCCAACGCCAGCGCAAGCAAATGTGGCAATGAATCGAGTGGAGAAGGTCGCTCGACAAGTCGGTAAGATGGCGGCGAAGCTGGATTCGATTGGAGTCCCATATGCCGGGGCCGTGAAAGCCATAGCCGACATGGCCCCTGCCGTGTACAACGGCATTAAGGGGCAACGCGCACGCCTGCGCAAGTTGATGGGCAGCGGCGATTACGTCGTTGGTAATTTGGGGTCCAGGGACACCATTCATAATTCTCTGGTCCACGATCCTGTGCGGGTCGACGACTCTTTTGGGCGCAGCAAGTGCACGGATTATGAGGTGTACGAGCGTGTGTTCTGCTTGAAGGTCGTCACAGACAACAACACCGGAGCCACTACGATCAACTCCATCCCAGTCACGGCCGGTAACCGACAGCTGTTTCGGCGGTTGGAGAGAGTGTCGAAGTTGTACGCCCGCTACTGTATCCAGGGGCTTGTGTTCGAGGCTGAGTCTGAGTTCATGAGGTTATCGAGCGATGGAGCGCAAGGGATGTGGGCTATGACTTGCAACCCAAACCCGTATTCCAAGGGCACCCGGACCGAGGATACCTTGTTGAACACTAATGGGGCCGTGGCTGCCGGGATGCACACCAATTTGGTTTACGGGGTGGAGTGTGCCCCGGACCACACAACCATGAGATGGCTCTACACGGACCGGAATAGCGTCACGGACGTGGCGTTTCACACTATGTGCAAGCTGGAGGTGGCCGTCAAGGCGCCGGTCGGATTGTCCTCCGGCACGTTGGTCGGGAGGTTGTATGCGACCTACCACATCACATTTTGTGAGCCCATACTGCCATTGTACACGTGTCCAACACTCGCGTACTCGGGTACAGGGGCCACAAACACCAACCCCGCGGGCACTGGCAGCATTTCATGTGTTGATGGGTTCGTGGGGTCTACATATGATGGCCTGGGTGTTTTTACGCTCAGGGACTTGGCAGAGGGAGACGTTGTGCATGTGTCCCTCATCTGGAACGCAGGCACCGCCACGACCGTGGCGTACATAAACAACTGGATCACCGCTGCAGGGATGTCACAATTGACCACCGCACCAACAGGTGCAGTGGCCAACCCAGTGTGTGCGCCACAGAATGGTGCCACAGGAGTCACCCGCATGCAGGCAGAGGTCTGGTACGTGGTCACCCGCACATACCCCCCACCCGTGTTCACTCTTGGGGTCAATGGCACCGACCTTGTACCCCCCGCCAACTCAACGTTCGGAATGGCCATGCGTGTTGTCGGGGCAGGCATGGACGTGAGCACCACTTTCTACACCGCCACTGTCCAGTACGCATCACCCCGTCCCATTTACCCTCTGATGGACGATGAGGATGATGAGTTGGGTCAGGGCGCCAGGGAATACGTCGCAGTTGACCGACTAAGCCAGGAGGAAGTGGACCTCATCGAGACCATGAGGCGCGCACGGCTCAACGTCGATACCCCACGGGCCACCGCCATCTGTGGTCCGAAATAGGTAGTTGCCCAGCCGCCGGCAGCAAGTGCTGCAGGTGTGCTGGGATTGTGTCACGCCATCGACACCAGCTACCACACCCCACCTCTCCGCGACGGCGTGAACGCGATGGGAGGGCGATCGACGGATATCAAAGGGATCCGCGTAGACCCGGCGAACAGCCACCTAGCGATGGGTCGGTTGTTCCGAGACCATGGGGTCGGTGACGGGAAGCACCACGTGGTGAAGGAAACTACGTCTGACAACACTGCCAACAGCGATCACCAACAAACCACGGTGGAGCAGATCGCAGCAAGACGGTATCGACGGGCATACAACACTATGATCGGTGTCGGACGGGCCTTCCGCGACATTGATGCAAGCGCACAACGGAGCCGGGCTAATGTGGTCGAGAACGTCAGGCATGCCCGCCGACAGGCACGTGAAAGACACGAACAGGCATTGGCTGAGATCGAGGAGAACCGGCTAGCCGCCGAAGCAGAGATCACCGACCGTGTGCGGACAGGCCGCACCAACACGGTGAGCAACGCTGAGATTATGGCTATAGCGCAAGGGTTCTCAGGCTTGGCTCATTTGCGGGAATATGTTCGTGCCCACACGCCAGACAGTGACGCAGTTGCCGATCTGCTCGCGGGCATCGCGATTGATGACCGATCAGGGTCCGCCAATCCCCATGGTGAAGACAACGAACAGCAAGGATCACACGGGGAGTACACAGGCCGTGATGGGGACCGTGTATGCGGGTGTGTGAGGTCGTTGGGGTACCGCAAGGTTTTCCCGACGCCGTATCACCAGGTCTTCCAGTTCAAGACACGGCCAGTTAGTGGGCTCAAATCGGTACTTGCATATCCTGGACTGTCACCCGCCCCCGCCAGCATTAATTACAATTTGACCGGTGGGGGCGGTTCATTGACCACTCCGGTCGGCTTATGGGCCTTGCGGAAAGCGGCGCGGTTCATCCACACCTCGGGCAAGGATCTGGCGTTGTTGTATTTGTCGCCGACAGCATTGGGATACCCTATGCTAATTGAGGTGCTCGTCGTGGCCCCGGTGTGGGAGGAGATAGTCAAAGTAGGGTGGCATTACATGTTTGGCCTGCAGTCGCCCGGCGCCGTTTTCGGCGTCATCGAGTTTGTCGTCTCCATGTTCAATTGCTCGTCTTGGTGGAGTGCGGTCCCGCATTTCTTCGCACGGCGGGCAGCACTCACCATGCACGAGCACACTGACCAGTTCGGTGTCACCTGGCGCAGCCTACCTAGGAGGATAGTACATCACGCCACACATAACCTCCTCGCCGTTGGCGTGCATGTTTCTGGTGCGATGGCGACTTTCTGGGTCAAGGACATGTTCATGGGCGGGGCCATGAGGTGGAACAACGTAGTCAACCGGGGCGCAAACCGGCGAGGCCAACACGTCGATGTTAACCACCCACAACCGCTCGTACCTCCACCCGACGACGCCCGAGACCCCAACGATAGCGATAGCGAGGCCACAGACGGCATCACTATAGACGACGCGAACGAGCAATTAGAGAGGCAGGTGCGTAATGCGCAGCTGCGGGTCGAGGTCATCCGCGCCAATGAGGCGCATGACGAGTTCGCCGAAGCGGCCCCAGAACGGCAGGCTAAGAGGGACAGAGCCCAGCGGGTTGAGCGGCGAGAACGCGGAGCGCAGGACGCGGCCAATGTGCGCGGATTCCGGTTGTATTTGAAGGAATATGACGTTGTGCGCCTATACAACCAGGTCCAGAGGGCGATTGTCCCTTTTGCATGCACAGCCGAGGCGGCCCAGGCGTTGTCCCTGGGATTTTACGTCTGGGAAGACGTGTACGTGTCCGCTGACCAGGTCGATTGGGTGCGCGAGAAACTGCGCTGCCTCCCTGCCAGCCGCAACCTACTCAGTTCCGCCGAGTTTTGGGCGCGGCACCTCGATGTGCATGATCGCAACGTTGCACGCATAGCAGTACAACAGCACCTGTTCGCGCTCAAGCGCGATCAGCAGACGGGGGTTGATGTGGGGACTGTCCAGATCGGGCGTTTAAACGACCCGGCCCACCTCGCGACGGGCGCGGTTGGTACATACAACGATCGGTGGATTCTCAGTACCGCAGTGTGTTTGTGCCTGCTCAACGCCTTCGCGGGGTGGGACCAAGGGCGAAACACGCTTGCCGCACAGGCGTGGTCAATGTGGAACTCCGCCCGAACAAGGCTGGGTTTTATCCGCGGAGCCATCGCACAGTATTTGGCGGTGGTGTACGCCATTCGGCTGTGGTAATTACCGTCAACCCCACCAATTTTCAAACCGCGGCCTCGCGGTTGTTGGAGGATAAGGTTGGCTTACCGGTGCTCTTCCGGGCCCAGCGGGTCACCGCTTGGGCCAGGGAGATTGGGCGACTTTGTGACAAAATTCGTGAGGCGTGCAGCCAGACACAAGCATACAGCCTTGGAGGTGAAGGGATAGTGGAGTACTCGCAAATCCCACACCCCAAGCGCAAGCTGCGACTGGCGGCGCGCGAGAACTTGGAGGTCCACGGGCTCCTAGAGGGGAGCGGGACCAAAATGATAGACGCCAATGGAAGAACTGTCAGAATCGAGATCAAGCAGAAGCCCCGAGAGTTCGGCAAGGCCCCGAAGAAGGACCACACGGGGGTCGTGAAGGCCAAAGCAGCTAGGGCGATTGCGAATATCGGTACGGAGGGCAGTTTGGCGAACGGACACGGTGTCGAGGAATGGAAGGACGCTTTTTCACGTGGCGAGGTGGATGGGGCATGGTTATTGGGCCGTGCCTTGCTGTACTATGTGAAGAGCGGTACTCGAGAAACCCTCGATAGGATTTGGGCGGCCGGCGCGACAGCCAGTCGACCCACCGCAGCTGTGTCCGGGGACGACAGCATCCATTTTGTGCCATGCTATGTGGACACGGTGGAGGACTGGGAATACGCCCAGTACCTTCCCCGAACGGTCGTGGGCGGGCGCGAAGCTGTTGTTCTTCCGGTTGTCATGGATATATCTTGTTGCGACCTATCAGTTGGAGATGACATATTTGAGTCGGTGAAGCGGTCGTTCCCTCTCCATCGCAGGGAGGAGTTCGATAACTTGTTCCAGCAGGCCAAGCAACCCTGCACAATGGGTCGAGGCAGGAGCAAGCTAACGTTCAAGCCTGTCGGGTACTTTATGTACTCTGGCTGGGCATTCACCACCCCGATAGATTCATTCTTCAACGCCACTGTTGTCAACCACATATATAAAAAATGGAAGATAACGGGGGTGGGTCGGACGATTGATTACATCCAACGACGGGTGCAACACTGCGGAGCATCGATGGATGTACGCTTCTGTAGGTATTACGAAGAGGCGGACTTCCTCAAGACAAACCCCGTGCTGAACGAGCTCGGGGCATGGACGGCAACAGTAAATCTCGGCACTGTGTTGAGGACCATGGGACAGTGCGACGGGGACCTCCCCGGTTCCGGAGAAGTGTACTCGAGGGGCGAGCGGTTCAACGCCGATCTTGTACAATCGATGGAGCACGCGGGAGAAAGTCTTCTATTGGAGTCCTTGCGGCGGCGATACCCCGGAGGCTCCAAGCGAGGTCTTGAGTCATGGATCTGGCAGCTGCTGACCAATGACTCCAAGATCCAGCTAAACCTGGAAAGTCAAGTGAACAGATACCGCCGTGCCGGCTTGTGTGAGGGGAGCTACATGGAGATGTGTGAGCTCCTCGAGACATGTGCCATGGGAGAGATGGTGCGCACACATGCAGTCGACACGATCATGAAGTTTGACTACGGGTACAGTTAGGATCCCCCAACAGCGGGTGATGATGTAAAATGTGGATCTCAACCACTACCAGCTCATCTGAAAGGGAAACTAGTAGGGGGACGTCGGTGATCCTCTGAGGGAACCAGGGATGCAATGGATTGAAACCTGTGGGTGAGTCCAGCTACCCTGGCCCAGGACCAGAGACCGACGAAGCCACCAGAGTGGACCAGAGAGCCAAAGACCCGGCACAATTTCGTAGACCCACCTTTGGTGGGCCAGAAGGGC